CTGCGAAGATCGCGGCCTTGTGCTGCTTGAAGAGTTCGGCGGCGAGCTTCTTGTCGCCTGCCTCGACGGCGGCGGCATAAGCCTCGGCGGGGTTGAAGGGAGCGGCCTGCGCCTCGATCTCGATCTCTACATCGGAGGGGAGAAGTCCAGCTGCCCGGAGGGCGATTCGCTTCAGATCCTCGAGCTTGGCGATGGCCAGATCGCGCTTCTCGACCTCGGCCTTCAGAGCGGTGAGGTTCTTGTGAGCGGTCTCTAGATCGGCGCGGAGGTTGATGACTTCGGCCTTGGTGTTCTCGAAATTCAGAACAACGTCGGAGAGCTTGGAGGAGAGTTGCTCCTCGGGGAGTTCCTCCGCTTCAGTGGACACTCCGACAGACTCAATCTCTGATGGATCGACACCGACTTGCTCGGCGATTTCTTGGATGGTCTCCACTGGAAGATCAGAAGCAGGAATCTCGACGACTCCCTCTGGGAGATTCTGCGTGCCTTCAGGGCCACGGACTTCTTTCGGCCCCTCGGGGTCGTGCTGTGTGCCCTTGGGGCCGTCCACTTGAAGCTCGACGACAGCCTCCTCGGCCTTCTCCTCTTCGGGCTGGGACTCGGTGACTTCCTCGACCTTCACTTCCTCGACGGATGCGACAGGGGGAACCTCTTCGGGTTTGATGTCTTCTGGCATAGCTTGAAAGAGTCCGGATGGATTGGCGGCAGGTTGATCAACGAGGGCCACGGCGTAGATTTCCACCGGGCGGGCGTAGCGGTATTCGTCGATCTCCTCGGAGATGCCGGAGAACTCGATGGAAAGTCCGAATGAAGAAGGCATCATCTCGGCCATCTCCATGATGCGCTCGTATTCCTCCCCGCTTTTGATCAGGTGGAAATCTGCGCGGAGTTGATTTCCCTCGATAACGAAGTCGCGGAGAACTCCCTCGATCTCACCGAAGCCGCTGCCGTGGTCGCTCTTCACTTGGAGGCCGTCGATGTAGGTCTCAGCAGCAGCTTTGACCATTTCGAGGGATGTCTGGTCGATCCAGATTCCGTGTCCCTTGGCCTCCACCCCGGCGGTGATGACCGAGACGCCGCGCAGGATGCCAGCTTCACGGTCAACCCGTGAGCCAGTCGCGGCGGCGAAAAGAGTCAGCTTCTGCATATTGGAGAAGCGCGGAGTGTCAAACGGCAGGGTCTGCCACTGGCTCCGCAGTGGGGACAACTGGCGAGCCGGGAGCAGGAGGGAATACCTCGTTCACGCTGATCTCGACCCCCTCCTCGGCGGCGATCTCGGCCACCCGCTTCTTGCGACGGACGGCGGCGCGGATCGTGTCGTCGAGAACCTTGTCGTGATCCTTGCCCTGCATGTTGTAGAAGTCCTGCGGGGAAATCTGACCACGGAGGAGCATGTCGCTGTAGAGGCGACCATCGCGGCCAATGTCCACGGAGACCTTCTGCGGTGCCGTGAACTCGCACCGCCACCAATCACTGCCGTCGTTCGGCATGGGCAGGCGTCCGCTCTGGATCTCCTGCCAGACCCAGAACCTCCAGAAGGGGGCGGCGAAACTCTGGATGATGATCTCTTGAATGCGGCCAATGGTCTTGGCTGCGTCCTCCATCGCAAACCTCATGGTCGCGCCCCCGGCCTCCTCGGGATCGAAGAGCACCGAGGCAGGCATGTTGAAGCCATGCGCGATGTCGCGCCTGAGATACTTCAGGAAGGTATCGAGGTTCGCCGAGGGGTGGGCGTTGTTGAAACTCTCGATCTTCTCTCCCGGCTTGAGCTGCGGGATGATCGACCCATCGGTCATGAGATCCTTCGTGACTGGCGTGCCAGATCCGGACTGAACCTTCTGAAGCGATGAACCGAGGCCGATGCTTCCTGCCTCTGGTGAGGTGATGACGAAGGCCAGCGAGGAACCGAGCTTCGCGCTCATCTTCTCATACCCGAGGATTTCAGTAATGTCTTGGAGGTGATCGGCTGCGCGGTGCAGCCACGGGCGGGATCTCACCTGACCAATCCGGTCCACCTTCCCGACTCGGGTGAGGTCGTCGGCAGAGATCTCGTTGTATTCGGCGTAATTGCCGGGGGCCTTCAGCACCCGGTAGCGGGTGGGGGCACCGAGCTTGGAGACCTTCACTCCATCGACCCATCCGTCCTTCACATCACCGTGAGCCGATCCGACGTTCTCGCCCGGGATAATCCGGAACATGGCGCGGTCGGAGTTCGATGTCTGCTTCTGCCAGAACACATCCCCGGCAAGGGCCATCTGCTTCACGAGCAACTCCTGAGCGTCGTAGAAGTTGACTTGCTTAGAGACATCGACGCCGAAAGCGGAGTTGCCGCAGGCGTCCTCGAATGCCTGCTCGGCGAGGCGGTTCCATGACTCATCGGCGGTCTTGGCCTGAGGGATGAGAGGGCCGACGAACTTGGCAACGCCGTCCACGGCCCGGGCGGCTAGGCCGATGTTTTCGTAGAGGAAAAAGCTCTTCTTGGTCTGCTCGATCCGCGCCGAGGGAGTGAGAGACTTGGAGGCGTCCAGCGTCGGCGTGTAAATCCACATCCGCTGCGGGGAGGCGATGCCGTCCGCAGATGAGAAGTTGGTTGTCTTCTTAGGCCGACCCGCTCCGGGTCGATAGCCGCCACGCTTTGATTTCGGTTCGCTCATGCATGAGCGCACCTGTCAAAAATCAAACGGATTTCAAATGGCACAGCCCCTCGGAATTGAACCGAGCCAGATGGTTTTGGAGACCTTCTCGCCAGCCTTGGAACATTGGACTGCTAAATTGGTTCCCGGCTGGGCAAGCCATATCAAGCCACCGAATCCGAGTGGCACCGGGATCTCTCAGGCGTCCCCGAGAAAATCAAACCGACCAGCGGAGGTTGCTGAAGTCAGGACGGGTGCCAAGCTGGCGGGTCTGGACAGATGCGCTCGCGTCCAGAACGGCGATGCACTCCTCAATCGCGTTCAGATAAACCCACTTCGGAAGGGTCACTTCTCCATTCGCAGAACCGCCCTCGGCACTCGTCCCGGTGATGGTGACATCCTCGACCGCTTGGTTGAACACCTTCGTGGCAAGCTCGCGCAGATCCTCCAGAGAGGAGTTCCGCAGAAGGTAGCTCTTGATGCCAGAAATCTTGGCATGGTCGGGAGTGTTCGAGGCCATGAAGGCCCCGCCATGTCAAAGGGTCAGGGGGCCTGCTGCGCCTCAACGTAGCGTCTAAGAATCCACCAGATCACGACGTGCAGTTTCGAGCAGTCGCCATAGTGATCTTGCGAAACAGACTTCCATGTCTTTGTTTTTCGATCCTGCGAGTCGATCTTCCTCTGCCCCATGTGTCCGACCATGAACTCTTCGGAAACATCGGATGCAAAGAACAGACGAGGCGCATCCTTCTTCCCGATCTTGGATTCATAGAGCGAACATTTCGCCTGATAATCCGAGTATAGGTAGAGAGGCAGTCCCCCGTAGTTATCCAGCCGGCTCTCTCGGAATGTTCCAACTTGAGCGCCAGAACCTTTGCTTGGGTAAAGGATCTGCCCCGATCTGAGGCAGACGTTATACACAAGCTCTGTGAAATCACCGCTGTCTATAAGCCCCTGCTGGACTTTCGCAAACCGATCAGTTCCGCGGATCGGATAGGAAAGCGTTGGGATGAGTCCAAGCAGATCCTCCGGGCCAAGCACGGTGCCGTGGTCGATGACGTAGCTCGTTCCATCTCTGGCCCATGCCTGGACACTCCAATGCGTCCGCTTCTCTCCAACGTCCGAGCATAGGGTGACAAGTGCAGGGTCAATAGGGCATTCCTTCAGCTTAAAATCATCCGACCGCATGGATGTGACATCGGCATCACTGACTCGAGTGTGGATGTTTTCCCAGACGCCGGCCCCACGCTTCATGGTGAACTTTTTCAGCGGCTCAATATCTCCACGATGTTTGGCCTCATTAGCCTTGATCCACTCGACCACAAGGTCACCCCAAGGTATCCACCAGACCGCCCAGGCCGGGCAGGTGATCGATGTCACCCTTGCCATCGGGTATGGATTGAAGGCCCTATAACTGCCAGCCATTGCAAGCCGTCTGCGGTTCTCGCTGGTGTCGGGGAATGTAGCTTTGCATTCCTCGAACTCGCACTCATATCGGGTTGTCTTTGCTGTTGCGTCGTAGTCGATGACCTCAGAGTCGGGAAGCGTCACCCGCTCATATTTGATCTGCTCCCATTTGTAGAGTTGCCACCTCGAACAGGAAGGGCATTGGAATCCGCGCCGGCGGTCGTCGCCTTCCGCATACTCGGCGTCCATGTCGTGAGGAGCTTCCTTGTCAGTCTCCCATCCCTGGGTGACTAGGATCGTCTTCCGGTTCCATCGGTCATGATGCCGCGCCTTCATCTCCCCGATCATTCCCTTCTCCCAGATCCAAGTCTCGTCGCCGTAGCAGTAACGGATGCTCTTTGCCTGAAGTCCGGAGATGTTCGCGCCAGTCAGGAACATGCTCATGTGGGGAAAGAGCATTTCCGTCTTTCTCTTATCGTGCCGATCCATTCCGTCCATGATGGCCGCGATGGGCTTGCATGCCTTCAGTTCAGGAATCAGCCGCGACTCGGCCCAGTCTTTTATGTCTTTGTCGGTGCTTCCTGCTATCAGCATTGGCCCCGGCTCAACAGCGATGGCAAAGAGACTGACCGCCTCCATGACCGTAGTCTTGCCGGCTCCAGTGCAGGCCCTAACGACGACCTTCTGGTGATTGAGGTCACAGCATGCCTCGATGATGTCGTTGAGGTGGGGGGCGTTGTTGGAGTTGAACGTCGTGGACCGAGCCGAGTGTGGAATCCTGAACCACTTCTCCAGCCACGAGACCGCCGACCCGACATGCCGACGGAAGACTCCTTCTTTAATGCCTTGCACAAGAGGACTCATTTGATCTTGTCCATCTCCCGCAGGATGTTCTCAATCAGAAGATCGCATTCGGCATCCAGCACAAGTCTGACGCCTACTTCATCAAGGCCGGCCAGCTTGCCGGGAGCATTGTTCCTGAAGGAGTTGATCTCGGCGCACCAGATGGCAGCGATCTTCTGGCCGTCAGACCTGACGCTTTCCTTTGTGACAACGGATGCCTGGAGGATCTCTCGCTCAATCCGCGCCTTCACGGCCTGCTCTTCTCGCAGATCTGCCGTCGCCTTCTCCTTGCGCTCCTTGGAGACTTGGAAGTCTTCCGTAGCCGTTCCTTCCTTGATGCGCCGGTTGGCATGGCGCTTGGATATTCCTGCGCGTTTCTCTATGGCTTCGCGCTCCTTATTAACTGGTCTACTCATGTTAGTGGCTATGGGTCAAACGGGACTGGATCGTTCTGAGCCTTTTCATACAGATTTGACGGCAGTGCGCTCAACCGCGTGGTGATTGATGTTGTAAAAGATTCCTTCCGGAGGGGGCATAATGAAAATCATTCTACCTTTGATTGGACGCCGTGATTCTTTCGTATGCCCATTAATGCGAACCATGTAGGTGATAACGGAGAGACCATCTTGCGCCTCATCCAGAAGCGGTCGCAGGCTTCAGATACCTGACGAGATAATCCGTCGTGGACGTGTTTTCGCTCTGCCGGCCCCCTCTCCTCAAGGTCGATTGACAATGGGTTGCCGTTCATCTTTTTCATGCGCCGATCTCCTGCTTGATCTCAAGGCCGACCTCGACCATGGGCTTGAGAAGCTCCCACAGCTTCCTCTTGCGCTCGATGTCCCATCCGCGCCGCTCATCGTGCATCTTGCGCTCCCATGCGAGGAAGCTGGCATTGGTTGCCTCGATGGTGACGATACCCGTGGATTTGTCTGCCGGGTTGAGGCGTGGCTTTTCCTCGGGGAAGGTGACGCCGAGATCCATCTCGATCTGGACTTCTGAGTCTGCGACAAACTCCACGCCCCATTCTGAGGTGGCGCGGTCGCGGCTAAACTTAACCAGCTTGGAGCCGAGGTGCTTGGCCGCGATGCACTTGGCGTGAAGCTGGAACCAATCCTCCTTTGAGAGGTTCGGGTTGTTAAGGTCGGTGATGATGCCGCTGATTAGCGGGTTGTTGATGTCTGTTAGTTGCATTGTTTTAGTTGTTTTTGAGACGGTTAATGGCTTGCTGTTTTGCTGACGTGAATGGGTCGGTGGCCTTCTCCTTGAAGACTTCCCGACTGCGCTCTGACTTCCGGAACTTAGTGACGCTGAAGGCGGCATCCTTGCCGCTCATGTAATCCGTCCATGCCGTTGTGTAGTGGCTGACGAGTGCGCGGGTGCAGCCTAGCTCACGGGCGATCTCTGCCTGTGACCTGAAGCCGTTTAGCTCATCGAGGCCGCCGGCGCAGGCGAGGCCGTGAAGGCTCACCCTGGTATTGCTGGACTCCATAAGCTTGCTGATGACCCGTGCAAACAACTCCCGGCTGTTGCCAGCGTGGTCGTCCTTCTGCCGCTTCAGCTTCTCGACGACCTTGGTGGCAATGGCGATGGAGCAACCTAGCTCCTCGGCGATGACTTGCTCCTCGGTATCGATTTCGGAGGCGATGTCCGGGGTGTAGGCATTGGATAGGCAGTCGGCCACCCATGCCCGGTGTGCCGCTTGTGGGGTGCAGTTTATCATTTGTGTTGTGGGGTTAAGTTAATTGCAGTTAGTCCCCCAAAACCCAGCCTGCCGAGTTTGCCGAGTTTTGAAGCACTTTTGGGTAACTCTTTTCCTAAAGAGGAAAACTTTTTGTTCTCTCATCACGGAAGTTTGGGAAAATGCTCTCAAACTCGGCAAACTCGGCGCTTTTTCGGCAAAACTCGGCGCTTTTGGCCCCGTTCGCTGCCTTTCGTGCTTTTTGCTCGGATTCATGGCATTTGTTATATTTAACATTAAGTGTTTTTGTTTTTACTTGAATTTGAGAGATGCCGGCTCTTGATCCTCCTTGATTTTGATGCCCAAAACGCACGGATGGCCCTTCCGGTCCATGATGACCTTGAACCCAAGATCCATCATCACGGCTTTAAGTTTTCGGGTGCCCTTGTAAAGCGGATGCTCGTTGTTTTTCAGGCACCACGAGGAATAGTTTTCGCTTAAGTCCCCCATCCTCAAGACCTCCGCTGAGTCCCTTTCGGTCGATTCATTCATCCAGGCACCGAACTGGTCGCTCTCTTCCCTATATTCGGCGGTCGCATCAAGCACCTGATCCGGTGGGTTGAGACCTCCGATCTGCTTCAGGTCGGCCAGCCCCTTGATCGCCCAGTTAAGGATGCCGGGAAGCTCTGATTGAAACTCGGCGGTCATGAGGCTCCTGTCCTTGCGTTCCTCGACCGGGATGGTGACGAGGAATGGGATCATGTGGATCCTCCTCCAGATGCCTCCATCCACGTCTTTGATGATGGGCTTATGGTTACCCATCATCCAGAGCTTGTGAGTCGGCTTGAAGTCGTAGGGAAGTTGGTATGGCGCCCGGGCCTGAATATCATCGCCGCCCGTCAGGTTTTTAATGACGGACTCGCTGAGGCTCCTGTTGGCTGGGATTTCCTCGCTCAATACGACCCTCATTCCCTGCATCGCTGCTTTCTGATAATCGGCTGAATTATCCCCCTTTTTTGAAAGCAATATCTCCACATTCACCGTGGACATAAGTTGACTCCCGAGGATCATCTTCAGCACCCCCATGAAGGTGGACTTCCCATTCGCCCCCTTGCCATAGGCGAAGAACATGTTGTCGTAATCGCACCGGCCTGTGAGGCAGTAGCCGGCAGCCCTTGCCAGATATTCCCTTGTGTCCTGATCGGGCATGATGCGCTCAAGGAATGCATCCCAATAAGGGCATGTGGCGTCGGGATGGAAATTGACGTTGGCGAGCTTGGTTGCCAGATCGTCTGGGGAGAACTCGCGGCGAAGCATCTGCTTGAAATCAAGGACTCCATCGGCCACGACCAGCAGGTCAGGGTCGTTGTCGAACTCGGTTGCCGGGATGCCTAGCAGAGCCGTGGCAAACTTCTCCACGGCTGCTAGGTAGTCCCAACGCTGGAGAAGCTTGATGCGAGCGGTGATACCCTCGATCTCCTTGCCTCTGCTGTCCTTCTTAGGGTCCGACGGAGGGTTGTCGGATATCTCCTTTTTGATCTTGGAGATCATCTCCTGATAGGCGGGGATCAGGAAGTTGGAGATGTTTTTAGGAACCTGCTTTGCGAGGCTTTTCTTCCAGATTCCGGAGGAGTAGATCATCCACTCCTTGGCATGCAGGTTGTAGGCAAACTTGCCCTTCTGGTTCTCGGCCCAGAACTCCGCGTCCCCGATCTGTCCCTGGTCGAATGCCTGCTTGATGCGAAGGAGCGTGATCAGGGTTGCTTCCGGTTCTTCTTGGTCATCGCTCTCTGGAAGAGAGGCGGTTGTCCCTGTTGGAGCGAACCGGATGATGCCGGCCCATCGCCTGCGCTTGCTGGCGGCAGATGGGTCGAACCCGCCGGCCTTTGCCATGTGGGCAAGGGTGCCGACGGTGATCTGCTGGAGGCGGCTCTTGTATTTACTCAGGTACTCGTTCTCCTTCTCTTCTGGAGACCACTTGCACAGAAGGCGATATCCCTCATCCATTGGGAGGGCTGACCATACGGCAGAGGCCACCCGCAGCCATGTGTCGTAGTCGGGGCGGGATGGGATGAATGCCAGCATCTCCTCGATGTCCGAAGCGGTGGCCTCAAGGTGGATGTGCGTGTGGTTCGGCTCATGCCTGACCAGTTCTTTGCAAGGGATCTGGGAGAAGTTGAGGCTCATCTCGGCGAGCGAGTCGAATGACACAAAGCAGAGGCGAGCTGGGTCTTTGGTGGATGAGTCCATCTTGAGTTGATGCACGACGCGGAAATGCTCCTCCGCAGCGGCCCAGCTTTCACGGTGCTTCTCAGGATCAATGCAGACGATGGCCTTGATCCCTTCCCCTGAAGGGCCGACGAAGACGGCGCCGACGTAGGGATCTTCAATGAGGTCTCCGCGCATGGCGGCGACCGCGCTTGCTTCCCCGAGACGTGGGTTGTCCTTCAGGTCAAAGTCGGCCTGCAGCCACCCGGAGTGGACGACCCCGCGGTCATCACTGGTGAGGTCTTTTTCGCGTGAGTCGCATCGGCATGAAAGCGTGACTGCTGGGAGGTGCCGCTTGCCGGCATTGTATTGGTCGCGCCCTTCCTTTGTGGAAAGTGATACCAGGTGGCGAAGTGGTGCCACCTGCTCCTTCCAGCGGCCTGACTCCACGCCATCCATGAACTCAGCCAGCGGCATGTCGCCGATTGGCCTGTTAGCCATTGCGGATGGGAATAGGGAGATGTTGGCTTGCAGTGATGTCATGTGTTTAGGTTTTTGTAAAAATTGATGGCGTCGTCGGATACATGGAGGCACTTGATCCACTCCTTGAGGTGGAGGCCCTTGATTGTCTTGAGCCGGGAGAGGGCCACGTATGCCTGCCCCGGCTCGATTGCGGCCCTGATGTCAATGTGTGCCGAGTCGAGGGAAAGCCCCTGACTCTTGTGGATCGTCATCGCCCATGCTGGGCGAAGCGGAAATTGCTTCATCTTGGCCGACTTCTTGTCCTGTGGGTCGAACTGCCAGACGAACTGGGGAACGGCGACTTCATCACCAGAATCCATCAGAACGAAGATGGCCGGCACCGTCTTGTCCTGGTATTCCTCCTGCGAAGAGTTCCAGACCCTTGTTGTGTGATGGCCTGAGCTGATCATCACTCCTCGGTCGCCATTGGCGACAAGGCGCCCTCCATTGCCATCGGATACGTTGGCAGTGATCATGACCCGGCAGGTTGGCTTAAGCTTGAGCGTGATCGGGGTGAGGGATCGCTTCTTCATGGCGTCGATCTGCGATTCATTTCCGGAAAAGGTCGCCTCGAAGGTCTGCTCCTCCTCCTCGATGGCCGCCATCTGCGAGTTGTTCCACCTGTCCACCTGAGTGTTGTGGGTCATGAGCCGCGTGACGCTTGCCGGGGCATGGTTGCAAACGCGTGATGCCAGAAGGTCGGCCACCTCACGAGTGACACGCCCCTCCCTAAAGCTATTCAGGGCTGCGGTGAATGCCGCATCGTCTGCCTGCCGGTGGATGGTGGTTAGCATCTCAACCTTGAACCCTGCCGTGGCCCATGCCTGTGACTTGAAGGCCCAGTCATACCTTCTGTTCTTTGCGACCGGAGGGAGTTGGAGGAAATCCCCGACGGCAATGATCTGGATTCCTCCGAATGGGCTACCTGGCTTGTCGCGTAGCTTCCGTAGGTGGAAGTCGAGGTAATCCAGCATCCTGCCGGGGAGCATGGAGATCTCGTCGACGATGAGGGTGTCGGTCATTGCGGCCCTCATGGATGCCTTGCCCAGAGGGGATCCCATCTCGCGGCAGAGGTATCGGTAGTAATCTTCAAACTCCTGCCCCTCTGCCGGCCCAAGGAAGGCGCCCGACCATGCGTAGATGGTCTGGACAAGCCGCTCCACATTGTCCTGAAGGTTGACCGCAGCGATGCCAGTCGTTGCTGTCAATGCCACCCGCTTGCTGGTGCCTCGCACGAACTGCGCGACCGTGTAGCTTTTGCCCGTGCCGGCGCGCCCGGTCAGGAAGACATTCCTGCCAGACTCCATCAAAGCAACTGCCGCCACCTGCTCAGGGTCAGAAGTCGAGGATCGTGGCCTTGAGCGTGTTGAGGAGTTTGGCGACGAAGATGGCCTCTGGGTCATCTGGCCCGGTGATCCACCCCATGCTTGCGGCTGTGACAAGCTCTCTGGCGATTCTGGAAGACTCTTGGTCATCGGTCAGAACGGTTGGCCTACTTCTGCTCTGTTTAGGAGCGGGAGTCGCAGGAGGAGGATCGGTTGGAGGTAACCCGGGGCCTGCACTGCCACCCACGCATGCTCCCCTGCCGGCTCGATCACGATCGCCATTTCGCTGTCGAATGAGTGACACGAGCGGAACCACTCCAAGCCCTGATCCTCCGATGGGTAATCCATCGGGATTCTTTCGCCCTTGTCGATTGCCCCCAACTCCCGAGGAGCCGGGGGCTGAACTTTTGGTGCGAGGTCATCCATTGTGGCCTTGATGGACGCGGCGAGCTTTGCCTTCTCATCAACGGCGCGGATGACCGTGCCGGTGGAAGGGGCCTTCTTCGACGCCATGAGTTCGGCTAGGGTTGGCATTATTGATCCTCCGGTTCAGGCAGTTCGCACCAGTGGGTGATGACTGAATCAATCTCCTCATCTAGATGGGCGTTGTGCCATGCTCCTGACTCGAACACGGCGATGTAATGGGTATCCCCATCCCATGCCAGGACACACCGAGGAGTGTCAGGCTGCCAATCGGATGCCGGCTGCCAGTCGTTGTGGATCTTGATCCTCATGGCTAGTAGTCGTAGCTGTTGACGTTGACCGATGGCGCCGATCGCACGATGGCGCCTGCCTCCTGCCAGATCCGAAGGCCGGCGATGGGCTTGCCTCCCGTGGCCTTAATGATTGCTCTGATTGCGGCCCCATTTGCCTCGACTGTGCAGAGGTCCGGTCTGGAAGCGTGGAGTGCGTCAATATCCACCACCTCAAACTTCCAAGACGTGCGAGTCGTGATGCCGTCCACCCTTGGACCTTCAGCGGCGATCACTGCCAACTGGCTCTCAGCGATCCTGTCAGCCGCCTCAGCTCTTGCCGCATCAGCGGCCTCCTCATCCCCTGCCAGAACAGCCTCCCTCTGCTTTGCCACCATTTCAGCCATCGCAGCGGCCTGCTCGGCAGCGGCCTCTTGCCTGATCCTTTCAGCCTTCCGTCGTTCAGCCTCCTGGTATGCGCCGACCATGATGGAGAGGCGCTTTGCCTCCTCCTCCAGCGGTGCGAGGTAATCCTTGGCCGTCGCATCAATGCGCCTGCTGACCTCCAGCACCGGGGCTTTGACCTCCTTGCGGCTCTCCTCGATTGAGCGGGTGAGGCTCTTGATGCGGGTCAGAGCTTGAGCCGCATCGTCTAAGTCTGAGACACAAGCAATCCCGTGGATATTGGATGCCGCCGAGAGGGCCACCTCCCGCGCATTGAACGCGGAAGGGGCCAGCTCAACCTCTGGCCTCGGGAGAGATCCAGAAATGATGATTTCCAAACTCATGCTAGAAGTCGGAAACGGTTGTTGCGGTTGCGGCGAGCTTGAGAGCGGCGGCCAAACGCTTGTCGTCTGCGCTCGGCTTCTTGTTCGCCTCGTGGGTTGGCAGCCAGTTGCTGGCGAGCTTGGTGATGTCCTCGATCTGGAGGTCGCGCAGCTCCATGCCGGCGAACTTGCCGACGTGAACCTTCACTTTCGTCCAATCGGCGCCGGCCTTGGTGCCGTCAACTGCCTCAGCGACTGGGATCGGGTTGGTTGGCTGGGCCACCGTCCTCACGGATGCCTCGCTGCCCGCGAACTCCTTGTCCTTCTTTCGGACGAATGTTCCGCTCATGGCCAGGTGATCGCCCTTGGACGGCGTGCAGGCGGCAATGTTCGCATAGGTGCGTGATCCGTCCTGGCTCGACTCGTGGATGATCACGATGCTGGCCGGCTTTCCGATCAGGTCTTCCGTATCGAACTCCGCTTCCTCGGCCCCTGTGAGGTCACGTCCCAGCCACTGGCGCAGGAACTTGCGGAAGGCTGCCTTCTCGCTCAGCGATGGGGTGAACAGACGACTCCAGACGCATTGTGGGCTTCCATCGGCACGGGTGGATTCGGCATCGGTCTCAAAGACCAAGCGGAACTCCTCCTTGGGGCCATATTGGCTGTCTCGCTTGATCAGCGGGGTGACATCCACGCACACGGCGCGGAAGGAACCATCGGGGTGTGGGGCGAACTCGCCTCCTGATTTGTTTGCTATTTTCATGGGTTTATCTCTTGTGACCGTCTTTCCGGCCTGTCCTTTTTTTGTGTTAGTGCCTCAGTAAGCCCGGACGATTTCGTCATCGGCCTCCTCGGCGGTGTTGTTTGAGGCGACCAGATCGGAACGCCTCAAAATTGTTAGAAGGTCTTCAGCGGTAATGATGCAGAGCCACGGCCTCCCATTTCTCTTGTGCGCCACGACCGGGATCTTGCTCCCGGCGTCGGTAGCGGCCTGAGTCATCCAGCCGTAAGGATTGCCAGCCTCCACCCGCTTCACCTCCCAGTGAATGGTCGGGAGGCTAGGGCAGACGACATCAGGGCTTTCGTTCCCCCCCGAGAACTGCTGGCCCCGACGCGCCTGAAACCCAGCCTCCCGAAGTTGGTCACGCCACTCACGCTCGCCCCTGCATCCTTTGGCTCGGCTATTCATGATTTGGGCAGGATGAAGAGGGCCAGTAGCAGCAGGATTGCCAGGGCGAGGGCACAGGTCGTGTCGGCGCTCATAGGTTTTCCTCCTGTGGGTAGACTCGCTTGAGTCGCTTCAGGGCATATTCCGTGACCTTCCAGCCGAGCTGCTCAGCGTCGGTGGCAGGGTAGGAGATGCGACGCTCCGGACGGCGAATCCCGCCGACGTTGTGGATGAAGGAAAGGGCGCGGACGGCCTCCTGGGATGCGAGGGCGTTGCTCATTTGCCGTCCTCCTTCAGAAGGCGCAGGTATTCCCGCCAGAGCCGTTCGGTGACCACCTTCTCGTAGCCAGTCACCCGGCGATACCACCCCCAGATGCGGCCCAGCAGAGAGGTCGGCTTCTTCTGGAAGCTCCGGACATATTCCAGCGCGGCGTCGAGAGTCGGATCGCTCATCGGGAACCTCCCATGAAACGGGCAATCAGCCCGGCCAGAACCTCCGAAAACTCCCGACGGCCCACAAAGAGGACCCCCGCCAACATGGCAAAGATGAGGGCGATCATTTTGCCCCCTCCCCCAAAAAGTTTGGGACAACCTTGGGACAAACAGCCGCTAGAGGCTGATAAAG